CACATCACATCAAGGACGGCTGAAGGTTTTCCTGCGTCCTTTCAGCGTTTACCAGTCGGCTCAATTACCACGCTTGATCAGACAGGCCCTGTCTGGTTTGCGCCAAGTAATCAGATTTATTTCAACGGCGTAGAACTTGACACGCGCGATCTATTGCAAATCTTGTCACCGACCACGGGACTTGTTTACACAAGCGTGTCAGCAGTAGAGACCGCGTTGAAAATTGAAGCCGCGCGCAATCGCAATGCCAGCTCCTCAATTCCAGCAGGAATATTAAAACAAACGGGAGGGGAACCCCTTTCGGCACAGGAGCTCGCAGACCTTGCTGCATCGTTTAACGCTGCTCGAGCAACTAATCAGACCGCTGCGCTAAACGAGTTTCTATCTTACGAGCCGACAACAATGTCGCCAGACAAAATGCTGCTAATTGAGTCTGCAAACTACAGCGCACTAGAAATGGCGCGTTTAGGCAATGTCCCACCGTACTTAGTCGGCGTATCAACCGGGTCATATTCCTATCAGTCATCACAGCAAGCGCGCGCAGACCTTTACATTTTTGGTGTCAAACTTTACGCAGAAGCAATCGCCGAAGCATTCAGCATGAACAGCATTTTGCCGATCGGCACTTATGTTGAGTTTGATGCCGAGAATTATCTTGCCGAAAATTACATGGCAGATCAAGCAGAAGAACCACAAGAAAACACTCAAGAGGAGTTAGCAAACCGATGATCAAACTAATCGCAGGAGACTTTACGCTCGACGCTGCCGCAGGAGACACTCCGCGCCGCTCAATTTCAGGAACAGCAGTTCCCTACAATGTTCCCGCAGTTGTTTCAGATGGCACTGCTGTGATCTTCCGACCGGGATCGCTTCCAGTCACAGGCAAAGCGCCCCGTCTGTTTATGTACCACGACGCATCCATGCCTGTGGGCATTGTGACCGAGCGCGTAGAAACCGAAGAAGGCATGCTCTTCACCGCAAAAATCAGTGCCAGCTCACAAGGCCAAGATGCCATGATCATGCTGCAAGAGACCGTCATTGACCAAGTCAGTGTCGGTGTAACCCCCCAAAAATTCTCATACGACGAAGATGGCACAATGATTATCGAGTCTGCTTCATGGACAGAGCTCAGCCTCGTCCCCGTAGGCGCATTTGGGGATATGGCCAATATCGCCACCGTCGCTGCCAGTATCCACCACGAACCCGAAGAGACCGACAATAATGAAATACAAGAACCCACAGAGGAGACAGAACCCATGTCAGAAGTAACAGTACCAGCAGTCGAGGCAACCATTCCAACAGCTGCAATTCCAGCACAACCTAAGCGCGAGTTTAAGATGCCAAGCGCAGGCGAGTTCATGGCTGCCTACCACATCGGTGGCGACACTTTTCAAAACATGAACAAAGCAGTAGCAGAGTTCTCCGCATCACAGCGCACCGCATTGCAAGCAGCAGCAGGAGATGTGCTTACTTCTGATACACCCGGCTTGCTTCCAGTTCCCGTTTTGGGACCGCTCGTACAGGACCTAAATTTCCTTCGCCCTGTAGTCGAGGCCGTAGGCGCTCGCGCTTATCCAGATGGCGGAAGGTCAAAGACTTTTACTCGTCCAACGATCACCACGCACACCAGCGTCGCAACACAGTCCACTGAATTGTCGGCAGTTTCGGCAACCACAATGGTCATTGCCGCAAACTCGGTCACAAAAACTACGCTGGCTGGCCAAGTAAGTTTGAGTGCTCAAGATATTTCGTTCACCAACCCCGAGGCAATGGGACTCATCTTGAATGACTTGATGGGCGAATACATGATTGCTTCTGACAACCTTGCAGCAGACAACTTGCTTACCGCAGCAAACTCGTCTGGTGTGTGGGACGGAACAGTTGCAGACTTGCTCAAGTCTGTATATGACGCAGCAAATGATGTCTCGAGCAACCGCAACTGGATGCCAACACACATGTTTGTGTCCGTTGATGTGTGGTCACAACTTGGTCAGCTTGTTGACACAACGAACCGCCCAATCTTCCCATTCATCGGTGCAGGCCTTACAGGTCAAAACGCACTCGGCGGCGGAAGTGCAACATCGTGGAACGGTACGCCACTTGGCTTGCAGCTTGTAGTTGACAGCAACTTTGCTGCAAAGACCATGATCATCACCCGTGTTGGTCAAGGCCAAGGCGATGCTTACGAGTTCTACGAGTCCATTCAGGGCCTGTTGAGCGTAGACACGCCATCTACTTTGGGCAAAACCATGAGTTTCCATGGCTATGTTTCAACCTTTGCTGCAATCGGTGGAATGATCCGCAAGATCACACAGGCCTAGTCGAGAGCGGAGCATCCGCTCATGGCTGTTTACAGCGTTACACAAAAGTATTTAATTGACGATTACGCCGTACTGCAACTTTTGACCCCCTCGGAAATTGCAGTCGGTCAGTCAATTACAGTCGCATCAGTTGATGCAACATTTAATGGCACTTACACTGTCCGCGCATTGCCCCAGTATCTGTACCTTGGTATAGACACTGAGGGCGATCTGCTCTACAACTATGAAATGCCTGTTGCCAATCAAGTGCTTTACGCCAAGACGGCCAGCGATGTCATTCGTGTGGCAGCTTCTGGCACAGTTACCTATACTCAGACCTGCACATGGGTTACTGCGGCGCAGCTAGTCACCTACCTTGGCGTACAGATCACAAACCCTTCAGACGATTACACGCTGATCACTCAGGCCGTATCGGCTGGAAATGACTTTGCATATCGTCGCCGTCAAGAGGCTGGCTATATTGACAGTCTCACAACAAGTCCGGGTGGGGATGCCACACTCGGCACACTCATGTACTGCGCGGCCCTCTGGCGCAGCCGTGGCTCGCTTGAGAACACTTTTGCATCTTTTGACGGGATGGGCACAGCGCCTCAGCAGAGCCTCACACCGATCGTTAAACAGTTGCTTGGCATCGACAGGCCTGCCTGCGCGTAATGGCTTACACAGACGCTCTCAACGGGGCTATTGACAGCCTTACGACCACACTCACAGCGGTCTCTGGACTCAGGGTGGTAAACGACGCCACAAAAATCGTCCCTAATTGCGTTTTCATAGATGCGCCATCTTTTACAACTGTCGCTGGCAATGGCAACATCATCCGCATGGACTTTCCAATCAAGGTGATCGGCTCAGGGCCAGCAGGCTTACCAGTGCTGCGCAGCATCCTTGACATCGTCAGCAAAGTCCTACTCAGCCCGATCATCGTCATGGCAGGCCGTCCCAGCAACCTAGAAATTGGTGGGCAGCTCTTCCCGTGTTACGACCTCGACTGTGGCATACAAGCACAAAGCGCATAAGGAGAAACATGTACACCATCATTAGCCCTCGCCTAGGTAACCCGGGCGATCAGTTCATCCCAGAGGACGGTGTCAACATTGACGCACTGCTCGACGGCGGCCTGATATCCACCGACACCGCAAAGAAATCATCTAAAGTCAAATCAGAACCCAAGGAGCAATAGACATGGCTATCAGCAGCACTTACCTTTCTAACCCAAGCATCACGATCAACTCGGTGGACTTGTCCGATCAGTGCACAAGCGCGGTCATCAACTATGTGTCGGAACAACTTGAAAATACGACATTCTCAAATACATCAAGGTCGTTCACATCGGGTCTGTACTCAAATACCGTCACCGTAACTCTTTATCAGAGCTACGCAGCAAGCGAAACTGAAGCCAGCATTTACAGCCTTGTGGGCACAACCACGACGCTTGTCTTAAAGCCAAGTTCATCGGCTGTCGGTGCTGCGAACCCTTCGTACACTTTGACGGGCGCGTTCTTGTCGGCACATACACCGATCAACGCTTCGCTCGGCGAACTGTCAACAATTGACCTGACATTTAGCGGTGGCGTTTTAACTAAAGCCGTCGCATGATCTCGCGGCATCAGCCGCTGAGAATTACAAGTAGCAAGACCGCACAAGCGGAGCCTTGCCCGACAAAGGAGAAACTATGAAAGTCAAATTATCTATTGACCTTGGCGACGGTAAGCCAGCGCGCGAAATGACCACAAACATGCTCGCCATTGTTGACTGGGAACGAACAGAGAACCGTCGATCGGCAGACGGCAAAGGCATCGGCTTTAGCGACATGTGCTGCTGGGCGTACACACTTTGCAAACTTGCTGGAGACAAAGTGCCAGCCAACTGGCGAGAGTGGGTTGCCGAAAACCCTGACATGACCATTACACCTATCAACGAGATCGCAGACGAGACCCCTTTCATCGAGGGACTTGGCGGCGAAGCCTCTGCGAAGTCCTAGCATTAACAGGCTTCTGGCCAAAGGAGATTGAGTTCACTATGCGAGACCTGAACACTGTCACCTATGTGCTTGAGCAGATGCACCGCAAGAAGTAACTATGCCTGTCTCTCACAGCGTCGAAGTAGTCGGTCTCAAGGAAACGATCAACGCCCTACGCAAGATCGACCCACAGCTGCAAAAAGACTTTAAGGCTGACGCGACAGCGATCGCACAGCCAGCCATTAACGCTGCGAAAGCTGCATACACGCAGATACCGCTATCTCACATGCGATACAAATGGAATGATCGAGGCCGCAAGGTATTTCCATTTACGGTCTCGGGGGCACAGTCAGGCGTAAAGATGCGCTTTGACACTCGACGCAACGCTGTTGGCGTGATCCTGATAGAACAAAAGAACCAAGCAGCTGCAATCTTTGAGGGCGCAGGACGCAAGACAACTAATCGCCTAGGTCAATCGCTTGACTTCGTGAGCAGTGAGCGCGGCTTTGCTATGGCGATGCCGGGTAGGACTCGACTAATCGGCCCAGCGGTCTATAAAGCACGACGCGGTATTGAGGGCGAAATGGAAAAGATGGTGCTCAAAACC